GCCGTAGCCAAACTGCGCGCCAGCCTGCGAATAGGTGGCAATGCCGGACGGGTCGTCATCGGCGGCACCGGTTACCAATCCCGGGCCGAGCAACCGCAAGAGCATCCTTCGGGGCTTTTTGGATGCCGGGGGACGAGCTTCGGCCATGAAATCCCGATTTTGGAAGCGATCGAATCAGCAATCCATGGCCTGCACAATAGAGGCTTTAGCCGGCACTCGAAAATCCGGTCGCCAGTGTTTCCCCGGCAACTTCTGCGCTGCACCCACACACCGGCGATTTCCTCTTTTTCCGTAGGGGGTTCCCCGCACCGCACGATACCTGCCAAAGAATTTGACACGTCGGGCAAATCACCGGCATATCCTGATCATCGCAAGATGTGAGCCCGTGCCGGGAACGGTCGCGGGCTTTTTCAATCGGGCGCCTATCCAGACCGGGTGGCGGGCACGTCCTTCGTGCCGCCGTAATTTCGCAGTCGGGTGCGGCGGGACGCACGGGAGGGAGCCGCGATGAAGAAATGGCTTGTTGTAGCTGTAATCGCAGGGTCGTTTATTTCGCTCGAGGCAAAAGCTCAGAGTCGCGCCGGCGATGCCGCCTTGGGCGCCGTATCGGGCGCTGTCGTGTTGGGACCTGTGGGGGCCGTCGCGGGAGCGGTGATCGGGTATACAGCCGGGCCCGCCATCGCGCATTCCTGGGGTATCGGGCGGTCTGCGCCGCCGCCGCCGCCGCGGACGCGGCGCGCAACCCGATCAGATCCGGCAATCCAGCAACAAGCTTCCGCCAGGGCAACTCCTGCGCCGGTTGCAAAAACGGCGGAAGCGCCCGCCGTCAAGAACGCCGCGCCCCCCGTTCAGGGATTTGACTAGAAGCGTTGACGCGTGATCGTCGCGAGACGCGCTCCCAAAGAATTTGACACGTCGGGCAAATCACCGGCATAACTTCACCATCGCAAGAATTTTGGAGCCCGCGCCGGGAAACCGGCCGCGGGCTTTTGAATCGGACGGCCGCCGCATTCGCAGAGCCACATCCTCCCGATGGCAGCGATTGTCGCAAGACGCGTCTGCAAGCGCGCTGCCGTCCGAACCATTTTCGCTGACATGATCCGGGCTGACGCTTCGGCGTGTACCCTGGAATAACCGCATCAGATTTGGCCGGCGCGCGCGAACGTGTCGGCACGCGGCGTGGCCAAAGTCCACGTCCGCCCGCGGCCTCCCTTGGGAGATAGGGTTCGCGCCCGAAATGATCGCGCAGGCGATCATGCCGCTCATTTTCATTCTCGCACCGAAGAGGCCGGCATGACGGCGTATCTGATATCGCTCGCGCTGGTCGGCCTGGTCGCGATCGCGCTGTCGGAGGGATTTTCGTGAGCGCAGGCGCATTGCTGAAAAAGGCAACGGAAGGCGGGTTGGCCGAACCAGGCAAAGTCAAGACGGCAAAATCGGTTACCGAAATCCGCTCGCTGGCGCGCAGCCATACCCGGACCGCGATCAATGTCCTGGTCGGCATCATGCGCTCGAAGGACGCGACCGCCGCCGCGCGGGTGACTGCCGCCAACGCCATCCTGGATCGCGGCTGGGGCAAGGCCAATCAGGCCATCGAGATCGGCGATGAAAGCGCTCTCGAATTGATCCACAGAATCGAGCGTGTCATTGTCCATCCTGAAAATCCCGACAGCTAAAATTTTCGAGCCGTTGCTCGCGCCCGCGCGATATAAGGGGGCGCATGGCGGACGGGGCTCTGGAAAATCCCACTTCTTCGCGGAATTGTTGGTGGAGACCTGTCAGGCGGAGCGCGGCACGTCGGCCGTGTGCATCCGCGAAGCGCAAAAGACGCTGGCGCAGTCAAGCAAGCGGCTGATCGAGAGCAAGATCTCAGCGCTTGGCCTCGGCCATCAATTCCGGACCTTCAGCGACAAGATCGAAACGCCCGGCGACGGCGTCATCATTTTTCGGGGCATGCAGGATCACACGGCCGGCGCCATAAAATCTCTGGAGGGATTTGGGATCGCCTGGGTCGATGAAGCGCAGAATCTGAGCGCGCGCAGCCTTGCGCTGCTGCGCCCGACCATCCGCGCCAAGGGTTCAGAGTTGTGGGCGAGCTGGAATCCGCGTCGGCGATCCGATGCGATTGATGACTTTTTCCGGACGAAGAAGCCGCCGGGCGCGGCCGTCGTCAACGCCAACTGGCGCGACAACCCCTGGTTTCGGGCTGTACTCGAAGAGGAGCGCAAGACCGACCTTTCGCTCTATCCGGATCGTTACGATCATATATGGGAAGGAGACTACGTGCGCGCATTCGAGGGCGCCTATTTCGCGCAGATGCTTTCGGAGGCGAAGGCACAGGGCCGCATCGGCAAGGTTGCCGCCGATCCGCTGCTGCCGTTACGCGCCTTTATCGACATCGGCGGCTCCGGCGCGAGCGCCGACGCCTTCACGATCTGGGTAGTCCAGTGGGTAGGGGCCGAGGTTCGGGTCCTGGACTATTATGAATCGGTCGGCCAGGTGCTGGCGTTTCATGTCAACTGGCTGCGCTCGCGCGGCTACGGCAACGCGATCCTCTATCTTCCGCATGACGGCGTGAATGAGAACAACATCACCGGCAAGCGCTACGAGGATCATCTGCGCGAGGCCGGCTTTAGCGTCGAGCCGCCGATCAAGAACCAGGGCCGGGGTGCGGCGATGATGCGGATCGAAGCGCTACGCCGACTGGGCCCGCAGATCTGGTGGAATGAATCAACGACAGAGCCGGGCAGGGACGCCATCGGCTTCTATCACGAGCGCAAGGACGACAACCGGAACGTCGGCCTCGGTCCCGAGCACGACTGGTCCAGCCACGCCGCCGACGCGCTCGGCCTGATGGCGATCTGCTACCAGGAGCCGGGAAGGAGCGGGAATTTCAACCGGCCGATCAGCTATCGCGAGCAGGGGTGGGTGTGAGGGGAAGCCGCGGCAGAGTGAGGGCTTGGAAAGGGGCTGTTCCCACGGCCGGCGCCGACAAGTGCAGCGTGACCTTTATTCGCGATGAGCTGGACGGCATCAGGTTGTTCGCAACCTGCAGTCAGGCGCCCAGCTCACAAGGCTCAACGTCGCTCTCCCCAGCTTGTCGCTAACGGGTCCACCGTTCGGCGGATCATCGGTCGCGCCAGGTGAATGATGTCGAATCAATCTTAGGTTGACCAAGCGTCGGTTTGTGCAGAAAATTTGCAGAGCCGCGATTTTAAAAATTCTTTCCGCGCGGCAGCGGCGACTCGTCGATGTTGCGCGTTATATCAGGGAGAAATAGACTCCGTGTCTCGGTGCTTTGGCCGCGTTGCCAAGCCACCGCCGCAAGCAGTTGGCGACGATCGACCCGGTCGGGAGCCGCGTTAGATATCCCTGTTCCGATCTGCATTGCGAAACGTTCGCTTACATAGGAGTATCCGAAAGTGAACCGCAAACGTTTAAAGAACTTGCTGGCTGCAGCGTTTCTTGGGTGCCTCTTCGGGATGGGATTTGTCGGCGCGGGTGCGTGCCAGACCCCCGGTTACGGCGCGAAGCCGGACGATTGGGCGCCCTACGAAGGCGGACAATATTTCGATCGCCTGCAAAAGATTTTGGGGATCTACGAGTTTTCCGACCGCAAGATCTCCTACCTTCATTTCGAAATAAAAGACGTAGGGGTGGGGCCTGTGGATTTGTTTCGGATTCCCGCCAGCAAGTTCTGTAGCGAAAACAATTGCTACTTTTTTGTATTAGCTGCTTACGACCACAGCGATGCACCTCTCGTGACGGCGTGTCAGTTCAAGCAAGCCGCTTTGACGCACCTGTTTAACCCGGACGGCTCGAGATTCTTTTTGTTCGAGTTTTCCTGTCCGGAAACGCTGCTTCAAGTGAAGGTTACCCCGACGCATTTTATGACGATATCGAAGTCGTTGTCGTAAGGCGGGATTAAGCGCCTGGGCCGGCGTGAGCTACAATCTGTGCGGTGAAAACGATTGACAATGTTCCCGTTTTGTTCTATTCGAAGATTCCGTGTTTTCTTCTCACAACAGGGCATGGCGATCGAAGCGTCAGCAATGGCTTTGCCAAGAGTAACGCAATCGGGGAGCGTCTCGTGCGCTTGATGTGTGCGATCGCCGCGTCTTTGCTTTTTCTGTCGAGGGAAGCGCATTCGCGGGCGATTAATCCGTCACCTTTGCAAGCGATGCAAGACTGGCCGGATGCGAAGTATCGCGGCGGAGGTAGATGAAACGTGAGAAGCAATACTCGCAGTTTTATCGTCGCAATGCTTGCATTGGTCGGGGCTCATCGCCGGGCAGCTTGGCGCTCGCTGAAGAATATAGCGTCGACTTCGGCGCCGACACCGAGAGCGGCAGAGACGCCGGCACGCTTACGTGCCAGCGCGGACAGACCTGTCACGGAGAGTTGGAATCGCTGGGGCTACGCGTCAGCATCGGCATATTTCCAAGCGAGCCACGGTGGGCTTCTGTCTCCCTGGATAGCCGGGAATTTGGCTGCTGCTATTTCGACGGTGCAACCGACAAGATATCTGTTGACCCCGCCAACGGGTTATCTCGCGTGCCGTTATTTAAAGGAGCTAAACGCAAAGGTGGCCTGTTTATTCAAAACGAACGCGTGGGCACACTTTATCTCAGATTCAATTTTCACTGAAAGTCACACTGAAAACAGAAAATGCAAATCCGGAGCGCCTCATGCTTCTAATACGCTCGGCCGGTGCCGCGCTCCTATCGTTCTTTCTTTTATCAGGCACCGGCGCAGCGGCGGCCAAAGATGTCCGTCTCCGATCTCAAATCCATGCTGGCCTCCGAGAAGGCCAACGCGCTGGCGGCGATCTCGGCAGCGCGGCTGATGGAAGAGCGCGCCGATGCGATGGATTATTACCTCGGCGACATGCGCAAGGACATGCCGGCGCAGGACGGCCGCTCGCGCGCGGTCTCGACCGACGTCTCCGACACCATCGAAGGCCTGATGCCCTCGCTGATGGACATCTTTGCCGGCTCCGACGAAGTCGTGCGGTTCGAGCCGGTCGGGCCCGAGGATGAGGCGGCGGCGCAACAGGAGACCGACTACGTCAATCACGTCTTCATGCAGCAGAACCCCGGCTTCATGATCCTTTATTCGTTCATCAAGGACGCGCTGCTTTCGAAAGTCGGTATCGTAAAAGTCTGGTGGGAAGAGCGCGAGGAAGAGAGCCGCGAAACCTATTACGACCTCACCGACGACCAGTTCGCGCTGCTCGCGCAGGCCGTGACGGAATCCGGTGGCGCGATGAAGATCGTGGCGCACACGGTGCACGACGCCGGCGATGTGCCGGAAAAATCGAAGTTCGACGCTACGACGCGCTGAAAGTAGAGACCCACGGGAGAAGAATGAAGCCGCTGAGCGCCCAGACGAGCAGCAGACGCCCGTTCAGGATCGGTCGCTTTTGGTACTGCCGGCCGATTTCGGTGAGGCCTGCAGGATCGACCGCGTTCGCGTCAGTCAGGAAACGAAAGCTCAAAAAGTAAAAACGGAAAAAATCCATCGATTCTGAAGAATTCTTACCTGGGGCAAGATTGTTGTAAACCAAGCGGACGAAATTCAGGGATCGTCCTGCAAGAAAAAGAAGCCCGCAGGACCAGGCGACGACGAGGCTGATGGCAAGATAGGTCATGTCGGCCTCGGTTCTTTGTTCGCCCTTGTCGACATCGCCATTATTGGCCCATCGGGCAAGACGCAACAACTGCTGCCATCAGTTTGGGCATCGGCGCGAGAATTTTGCGCGGCTCTGATGAGCGGTCAACTACGGTCCCGTTACACCTGATTATAAGAGAAGAAACCGAAGAGTAGAATGAAGCCGCCGAGGGTCCAAGCGAACATGATCCGCTCATGTTGGATCGCTCTTCTTTGATGCTGTCGGCCAACCTCGGTGAGGACCGCAGGGTTAATCCTGCTGACCAGCCGAATTCTCAAGCCGGAACAAAAGTCTGAATACCGCGCAGCCGGGGTGAGATGGTTTAGCACCACGCGGATGTCATTTAGAGTCTGCGCGGCAAGAAAAAGAAGTCCGGTAAGCCAGACCACAACGATGATGGTGGCAACGGAAATCATTTTGTGTCGGCTCTTTGGGTCACCCGCGCTCGCCTCGCGTATCCGGCGCCACTATTAGCTCATTCCGGCAGGACATCGCAACCGGCCATCCCTTGAGCTGCCGCGCAAAGATTACGCGGGATTAGTCTCCTCGTTTGCCAAATTGCAGCGCCGTTCGGAGAGATCTGAAAAGGTGGATACGTTACATGTCGACAAATGAAAACGGCAATCTCCGTCCGGATGGGTTTTCGGTGTCGGTGCCTCTCTGGGGCCCCTTTGGATTGGGCGGCACTTATTATCGAAATCCGGGATCGCCCACGGCCCTGCCGTAACAGTGACAGGTAGTCTAGGCGTCAATCCGGGGTTTGGATTGCATTCGGTCTTCCTGAGGAGGGGACGACTTCGCAAGACACCCTTGGGTATGGCGTGACCGGGAACGTATCGACCGTTCTGCCGTCCGTGACTATCAACGGTAGCATTCCCGACGAGAACGGGATTCCGCAGCCGTCGAAAGTGAGGGTGTCGTCAACCGAGTGGGGTATCGGTTCGCCCGGCACGTCCGCGGCCTTAACATACACCTGGACTCCTCAACAGATCGCCGATTTTCCAGCCAAATACGGCTTTGTTTCGTCTGCAATGGGTCCTCAGGACGAGCTCCCTCGCTTCACCAGAACCCTGCAAAGCAGCGTCGGTACGGTCGGCCAAAACAGCGAGCCGCCGGTCAGGTTCTTGAGTTCGCGCGACCAGGCTCCGCTCGGGAGCGGGATGGCGGACTGGCGATCCTCTGTGAATGGTACCGACCCGCAGAATTCTTCGCAGCCGGCAGTATCGCCGCAGGAGCCCGGCGGATTGCCGGGGCTTCTGATGGAATATTTGCGCAACAATCCCAACAATTAAGAAGCCGCCAGAAAGCCGCTACCGCCCGAGAGGGCGGCGTGATTCATTCCGAAACCTGTGCACATCAGCCGGAGACGACGAACCGATGAACGACGCTATCCGTTTGCTTGCCCCGCCGTCGCCGGCTCTCGCGGCGCCGGCGATTACGCATGACGTCACCATCGTCACCACGCGAAAGCTCGCCCAGGCGAGGGTGATGGGTGTTCCGCCGGAGGAATTCGGCATCGAGCGCGGCGCGCGCAATATCCGCGATTGCAATTACTGCTTCCACGAGGTCGTCACCAAGACCGAAAGCCAGTTGATCGCGGAAGGCTTTGACGAGGATCAGATCAAGTCCCTCGGCGATTACACCGGCAATACCGAGGTCGAGACGCTGGCCCGTGATAGCGTGCAGGAGCATTTCTCGACCACCGCCGGAGGCGTGAACGCTGCCGCGCGGCTTGTCCGCATCACCGAGCATTATGTGCGGATGGATTATGAGGGCAACGGCCGGCCCTGCCTCTACCAGGTGACGACAGGCGGCGACCAGGGCGAGATCCTGCGCAGGGACGGCCGGGAATGCATCACCCCGTTCGACGCCATACCGTTTGCGGCCACGACGCCGGTGCCGATCACCCACCGTTTCTTCGGCCGCTCGATCGCGGACCTGGTGATGCCATTGCAGCGGGAGAAAACCGCGCTCAAGCGCGGCGCGCTGGATAACCTCTATCTGCACAACAATCCGCGGGTGGAAGTGGCGGAAAGCAATGCCGGGCCCAACACGCTCGACGACCTCCTGGTGTCGCGCCCGGGCGGCGTGGTCCGTACCAAGACCCCGGGCGGCCTCAACTGGCAGGCGGTTCCGGATATCACCTCGTCGATCTACCCGATGCTGCAATATCTCGATGCCGAGATCGAGACCCGCAGCGGCCTCAGCAAGCAGAGCCAGGGTATCGACGCCGACGCGCTGCAGAACCAGTCCGCCACGGCGGTGGCGCAGGTGTTCTCGGCTTCACAAATGCGGATAAAGCTGATCGCGCGCATCATGGCCGAGGGCGTGCGCGACATCTTTGAGCTGCTGCATGGCACGATCCGCAAGCACGGCCAGCAGCGCCAGACGGTGCGGCTGCGCAATTCCTGGATCAATGTCGATCCCCGCGACTGGAAAACCCGCGACGACATGACCATCCATGTCGGCCTGGGCTCCGGCGGCAAGGCGCAGCAATTTGCGCAAACCATGGCGATCGCCAACGTCCAGAAGCAGCTGGTGGCGGGCGGCAAGATCAATCTGGTCGGCGACCGCGAGCTTTATAACACCGCGGCCGAGCTGACCAGGATCATGGGACACAAGAATCCGGACCGGTTCTTTTGCGATCCTAGCGCCGTCAATCCGCAGACCGGGCAGCTCCTGCATCCGCCTCCGCCGCCGCCATCGCCGCCGCCCGACCCGAAACTGCTGGCGATGCAGGCGAGGGCGCAGGCCGACCAGGTTGCCGCCGCGCACAAGGCGCAGTTGGAGCAGCAGAAAGCGCAAAGCGACGCCATTCATCAGCAGGTCAAGGTTCAGGCCGCGATCGAGCTGGCGAAAATCAAGGCCGAACTCGAGGCCAGGATGACGCTGCTCGATGCGCATCTGAAAGCCGCGACCGCCGGCCAGAAGATGCAGCACGCGCAAGCCCAACATCAGATGGATGTCGCTGAGGCGGCCCTGGGAATGGCGGCCGCCGCCCACCGCCATGATGTGAAGATGCAGCGCGCGAAAGAGACGCCGGATGAACCCAATGACTGACGAAAGCAAACTCGATCAGGCCGTCACCAGGGCGGTGCGGGCGCAGGCGCTGCTCGACAACGATCTGCTGTCCGAAGCCTTCACCGGACTGGAAGAGAGCTACACCACGGCGTGGCGGTCCACCGCGATCGACGATGTCGGCGCCCGCGAAAAGCTGTTTCTCGCCATCAATATCGTCGGCAAGGTCCGCGACCACCTCACCGCGATGGTCGCCAGCGGCAAACTGGCGCAGGCGGAGCTGAAGGAGCTGGCGCAGGTCGCGGAGCGCAGGAGGCGATTTGGAATTGTCTGATCGGGCTTGATGGAGACCACAACTTTTCGTGCGCTGGCCGTGGAAGCAGTTCGTCCTTTCGATGACAGCTCGGCCGAAGCGCCGGCAACGTAGTGATAGGCGCTGCCCACTTGACCACGCGCTTTGATCTTGGAGAAAGTAGCGATTGACCATTATACGCGCGGCGCCGAGGCATAGTCGATGAGAAGTCGTCGCAAGCACCAAACAGGAAAACCTGCCTGGCAAATCTGGATCGCTTGCCTTGTTGCTGCGCTCGCGTTCCCGATCATGGGCGTTGCCGCGCTATCCAGTCCGGTGGCGTTGCCCGATAAAGTCGTTCCGGTCGCCAGCTGGCGATGGTCGCCGGAAAATGAACAAAGCTGGATCAGCTACCACGTTGCCTTGCCCGAGGGAGCATCAATTCGCGAGCAACATATACATCAGGAAGTCCTTGCCGAGCTGGTGATGGACAATGCCGGGCAACTTCGCGGTGTCAGCCCATGTGGATTAAAGGTGCAATTCCTCGACCTGTTCGGAGATTTTGCGATCGGGGTAAGCCATCCAAATCCCGAGCGGCGGCTCGATTGTCTACGCGGCGCGGTCGGCTATCTGTTGCGGCAATCTGCCAGCGAACTCGAGTTTCTCGCGACGCGCAAGGACCAGGCTTATTGGAGACGAATTGGCTACTCTGCGAATAACGCCGCTCAGCCGTTCGCTCTCCGAGCCGTTTACGAGAAATCCTCTCCGCTCTACCAAATCCATTCGGTCGAGGCGGAAGAGTTGTCCGGCCTTTCATTTGAAGAGTTTGATGCCTGGCTGCGTCGCAGCCGCGAACAGAGGCTGATTACCCTTAGCGGGAAGGCCGCGTTGCTCGAATCTCTCGATCTGCCGGTGCCGGACCCAACGGTCCTGGAGCGGATGACTTCCCTGAAATCGACGCGGGCTCCCGCCGGCGTGTTGTTCTTCGAGAGCGACCGGAATCAGGTTCCTGCGCTCATCATGTTGAGCCTTGACGCTGACGACCCCGCGCCCGTCGATCGACAAATCGCGGATCGCCTCTCGTGCAATGCGACCAAGCCAGCTCGTCTAGGCGCTCCCCCCGGCAGCGCGATTTCCGGCGTGTCTTGTGAACTATCCAATTGGTTTGGAGACGCTTGGTTGAGTTTGGGCGTCCGAAAGTCAGGTGACGCGAGCTACCAGGATTTCTGTCGGCAGGTGCAGGAGCTGACCAGCGATGCGATCGTTGCCGCAGCGGTGCACGCAAGCCCGGAAGGGACGAAAGGCCTGTACGTTCTGCTGCCCCCGAAGTGCCGAAAACAAGGATAAATCCCCTACGGCTGCGGCGCGACGGTCAAGATGGGCAGCACCTTGTATGAAAGGAAGCCATTATAGTCAGTTCTGTCGGCGCAAGAAGTGTCCGAGGCGTTATCAAACGCGCGCCTTATTCGTCGCGCTGCCGTCGGCGGTCACTCATGCCAATCACGCAGACCTATCACTGATCCCGGTGTCCAGAAATGCTCCCGCGACGATCAGCCCGCCTGTGTGCATAAAA